CCCGTTTCTTTACAAAACGGACAAGGCTTTGATAAAGGGATATCCATATCAGCAATTGTATGGAATTCTTCATATTTGTGATTACATTTCTCACACTCAAAATCGTATAATGGCATTATATTGATACTCCTAACGGTATTTCAAATTTGTTTAACTTACTTTTCCACTTCATAAACGATCTACCATGATCTGTCTTATTCAATTGCATCCATTGCCACTGATGTATCATCTCGTGGGCTAATGTATAAATGAAATATGATTTGTTTATGAAACGGCTATCTATGGAGAGTTCCCCGAAAACATATTCCCCATGAGTCCAACCAATATGTTCTGCATGGCAATCATGTTTTCTACTTATTGATATATCATAAAAAGGATGTATAATATTATTAAAGATTTCCTCATTCAAGATATTTGTCCATCGTGTTATCAAATGTTTTGATGGTACAAATATTCTATTTTTATCCTTGTTTTCTCTAACGGTTCTAATAACAATATTATCTTTTTTGATATACATGGCTTAACCTAGTTAGTCATGCTTGCAGGCCTTCCACTTCTACTACGTCTTACGACTGTTGCTTCTTGACCTGTTCCATGAGTTGTTTTAACTGCTGAAAATTCCCGCACAACATTATATAGACAAGTCATAGACATATCCAACATTTTACCTTCAAACATAAATCCATTCCACTTCAATTCAAATACATGATTACCTTCACCATCTAAAGTTGCCTTAATATATTTTTCTTTAAATGCTTCTATCACTACGGCTTCTTTAGTTACTTTTTTTCTTTTATTTACTTGAATAATAACTTCTGTATTCATGTTTACTAAACTCATTTTTCTACCTTTCTATATAGATCAGGGAAAACCTCAAGCACTAGCTTTTCTGTTAGTCCCTTTACTTTGAGTTTCTTTTTTACCATCTGTTCAAAAATAAGTGATTCATCAGGATGCATTGATTCTAGCATCTGAATCAATAATTCTTTAATTCTTTTTTCTTTTAAATTAATAGACTTTGGATGCCCCTTAACAAATATTGAACACTTTGGCATTACTGTGAATAATGATATCTCACTCAANCCAATCGGTGCATCATCTTTTTTATACTTCGGCATTTTATTTGGAACATTCCATACAATAGATGGGTCAAATGCTCCCTGCAATACAAACTTAAAAATATTATTTGTCTTGTATTGTTCCAATAATTTTTTCTTCTCTGCTCTCGTTTTTGCTTTAGCTATACCCTTCAATAGCTCAGAAATGTAAACTGTCATTTTGTAAAATCTCCTATGTGTTCCATTAAGAATTTCAATTTCTTACTAATAAAATAATTCAATAACTGCCCCTGCTTAGGAGTTTTTTCTTTTGCATATTCATCTGTGATAGCATCTGATATTTCTTTAGGGATACAATCAAAGTCAATCAACTTTTTGTTGCGTTCCCACTTTTCAGACATACCATTTTCACAAAAGTCTTCAGGCTTCTTATCCATCCACGTTTCTACTTTTTTCTTGGATATAGGTCTTTGCCTCACACCTTCCACAATACAGTCATCAGGAGATAATATATTGGGTATTCCGTCACCCTTATCACCACGAATTATATGTTCCTTCAAGTATTTATAAGGGTCAGGAACAGTCAACATCTTCTTTTGTATAGGTGAAAACTGCTTAATATTCTTATATTTCTGTAATTGGGTGAAATCCTTGTCACTAGAGATAATAATACTCTTTTCTGGTAGATTTCTAGCCAATACAGCAATAACATCGTCACCTTCAGCATGGGGTACTCTAATCACCTTGTATGGGAAAAACTCATCAATTTCAAGGATAATAGTATTTATAGTCTGGAATAAGTCACTCCAATTCATACCCTCTGATTTTTGCTTTTCACGTTTAATCTTACGGTGAGCTTTGTAATACTGATATTCCTGTTTTCTCCAGCTGGAATGCATATCAGTACATATTACCAATTCACCATACTTATCTTTATGTTTTATTCGATAGTTTCTAATACTATTCAGTACCAAGTGCCTGATGAAATCCTCAGACGTTCTTTCTTCGTTAGGAATTCTATGGGCTACCATAATACTCCCAACGATTATATTTGAGAAATCTAATAATATCATATCAACTCCTTCACGGCTTCAACTACTTTCACTTCTTTAATAGAATCTATACGAAAACTTCTCCAACCATTGTTATCAATATCCCAAACAGATATGGTATCTGGATTTACTTTTTTCGTAGATTCTGTTATAATAGGCTCAGGTAAAACAGATTCATGTAATGTACATAACATGGTTCGTTCTTCACCATTCACTTTTGTAAAAACTACTTTCATCAAATTACGTTTTAAACCTTCAACCAAGACTTCCCGCTTCTTCGTCATAATCTTTTGCCTCCATATATTCAATAAAACTCACTTCACGTTGATGTTTGAAAATATCCACATTGGAATATTTTCTTAACAAATCTATACCATACTCATTTTTATAACTCTCTTCATAATGAAACTCTTTAATACCAGATTGCAAAATCAACTTAGCACAATCAACACAAGGAGCATAAGTACAAAACATATATGCATCTTGTCCTGATTCAGTAGACTTAGCTAACTTAGTTATTGCATTTGCCTCTGCATGAAGAACTTCTGGTTTTGTTTTGTCATTCTCTTCACAAACATTAGAACCACCAGAAGGCATACCATTGTATCCGATAGAAATAATCCTATCATCCTTTACAATGATACACCCAACTTGTAGTCGAGTTGCTGTAGATAGTTTTCCATATACCCTAGCAACTTCTAAGTGTGCGTCTATATATTTACTTTTCATCTTTTTCTTTGAACCAAGTTTCAACATCTATTTGCTCAACAGGACTTTCTGCAGCTTTGTTTTGTTCAAACTCTTCAATCTTTTCTTCTACAGCAGAAAACTCTTTGTTGAATGTTTTCTTAATATACTCTGTACCATCAACAACCATATCCTTTGAGGTAGCTAAATCCTTTACAAGTATATCAACATTCTCTGGTTTCTGCGTCATCAAAGAAAACAATAGGAAAAATTGAAATACAATAATAATATTCTTAATCATTAGAACGCTCCTAGTAAAATGGTTTGTGCGTTAATTCTTCCAGTAACGGATTGATCTTTGGTTTTCATAGATTTCATTTTCTTACGCAAAGATTGTTTCGTTAATTTACTTAATGTATCTTCTGGTTTTCTAGCTGTCTTTTGCGTGGATGTTTCATTGTCAAAGTTCTGAATAGTACAACCCTTAACAGTAAAACCTCTAACACTATTCTCAGCATAATATACACCCAATCGGTTATACTTGGTGTTATACACCCATAACTCACTAGCACCGACAATCTTTTCTGGATTAATACTTACCAATTTAAGGTCAGGATACTCTGATTGATATTTGAGATTCTTAATCAACTTAGAAGCTGATTTCTGTTTTGTCTTTCTAGGTTTTCTTTGTGCTGATGCGTTCTTAATAATACGGTCAAGGTCATCAACGATAATACCAAAGAAATCGGTATATCTTTGCACTTCTTTAGGTTTCAAATGTCCCCATGCTTCTTTGAGATATTCATCTTCACCGTTATACAACTCAACCAACGCATTGTATTCATCAAGATAATGTTCTTTCAACTTTCGAGCATGAACACTTTTACATCCTTTATCAATAAGGATAGTATAGAAATCATATTTATCTTTATAGTCACTTTCAACAAAATCGTCAACCATACCTTCGATATTAGCAATGAGAGTATAAACCTGCTCACGGATTCTATCTTGTATAGTAACCTTTGGCTTACTTTTTTGTTTTTCTTTTTCCTTTTGTCGTTCTTCCTCAGCCTGTTTCTTTTCATAACCAATAGAAGGGTCTTCCATAACTCCATTGATAATAGGAACAGCTCTTGTAACACCATCTTCACACAACATTAGATCATAACCCATAATATAATACTCCTTATAATAAATGCATTTTTCCCAATCCAAATAACGCAATCAGGATAACAATACTATTCAATAATATTAAATTCACACTACTTCTTAGATAGGCATTAATAATATGTAATGATGAACCTACCAACTGAATTAAAAATATAGTGGTAATGCAAACATCGTCACCATAATAGGCCATCAATAAATATATCATAATGAAACATAATGAACCAACTGTTTCACAAAACAAACGAAACCTATTATTTTTCCAATCATCTATCAACCAATTTTTCATTTTCTAACCTCAATTATTCGATACTGTCATTATATAATCTTTACCCTTTACCATCCATTCTGGCCAAACTGCCTGATTCATCATTTCATATTCTGCATCAGCTTGTTTGTCCATTTCACGGTTATATTTTTCTTCATCAGTTCCTTCGCCTTCTAAAGAATCCAACCATGCTTCAAAATCGTGTTTATCGTCTTCGTAATTTTCCCATTCTTCGTCCCAAATGCTCATTTGATTCTCCTTAAAAGATAAAGTTATATTGCTGAAGTCCAAACAACCCGAAAATCGGGATATTCAGGCATTCGTGTTTTTACCATATTACCCAATCGAATATTACCACGAGCAAAATTTCGAGCAGGAGCTTTATAAGAAGCAGCTTTTAATAAATCACCTCTCGAAAAATAATTTCCTGATTTGATACATTTAACAGTATCATCTTCATTAACAATGAAACCCCATATAGAAGTACCTGTAAAAATCTTCGTGTATTTTGAACCAATCTCAACTCGGATTTCATCATTAAATTTAGCAATACGTTCTTTATCATAATCAGATAAACCTTCATCATCAAGTTTATAATCATAATGATTGACTGATTTATGCCAAGTCCTGTAATTTTCTTCAATATCTTTAATTAAACTATCTACAGCAATTTCCATCGGTTTGACCATATCATTTAAATCCATCATCATATAAACTCCTTATTTCTTAATTGTTATATATATTATATCATATTTAGGGAATGAGTCAAGGAAAAAGTGAAGAAATATTGGATTTTAAGCCCTTTGTTTACAAAGACTTACAAAGTTTCTCAAAAAACCCTGTAAACCCTTATAAAACAAGGACTTATAAACCCTTTATTTATGAGGACTTAGGGGGATTCTTCTTTTTTGTGAGAAAATCGAGTAAATCTATCACCCGACAGCAGTATCCATGCTCATTATCATACCAAGCGAGGAGCTTGAGAAATCTCTTATTTAGCACGTTTGTAGAAAGGCAATCAATAACAGAGGAATATTCGCTACCAACATAATCCACCGAAACTAGTGGCTCACATGATACATTGATAATACCTTTCATTTTACCTTTTGCTTCTTTTTCAAATACTTCGTGAATATCTTCAACATCNGTATCTGCTGATAACTCTATTGACATATCCAACAATGAAACATTTGGAACTGGAACTCTGATAGATGAGCCATCAAGTTTTCCTTCCAACTCTGGTAATACTACACCCACATTTTTAGCTGCACCAGTACTTGTAGGTATCATTGAAATTGTAGCAGCTCTTGCTCTTCGTAAATCAGGATGGGAAGAGTCCAATAATGTTTGTCCCATTGTAAATGAATGGACAGTTGTAATAAATCCTTGTTTGATTCCATATTGTTTTTGTAATACTTTAAGCAATGGTGTCAAACAGGTAGTAGTACAAGAGGATGCTGATACAATATTATTCTCCTGCAACTTATAATCTGTTTCATTTACTCCGTAGATTAATGTAGCATCTACATCTGAAGCTGGTGAACATACAATAACATTTTTTGCACCTGCTTCTATATGTTGAGACAGAGAATGTTTATCAGTAAACTTACCCGTTGAGTCTATAACATAATCAACTTCCAACTCTCCCCAAGGTAATTTTGCTGGAGTGTTTCTATCAAAGTTCGGTATCAAATGTCCATCAATGATTAAGTTATCTAACTCATATGAAATCTCACCATCAAAGTGACCGTGAATAGAATCATACTTAAACAAGTGAGCTCTAACATCAACCGTAGTTCTTGCGTTAATAGCAACAATGTTATACTTTGAATCTTTAATAAGTGTACGAATTAAATTTCTACCAATCCTACCAAAACCATTAAATGCTATGTTTATCTTTTTCTCTGCCACTCTTCCACCTCATCTCAAGTTTATCTTTATAACAATCAAAAAAATATTTCATATCACATAACCAATATTTTTTATACTTTACACCATGACCTAAAGAATCAATATCCTTTGTATCATACAAAACATATGTTCCTTTTCTGGTAATCTTAATAAACAATAGCCATAAATCATTTTCATCTGTTACATCATGTTCCACTTGGTCTATCCAAGTATTTAAGAGAGCTATACTATTATTTGCAATCAATAGATGAAAAGGAAACTCTGCATAGTTCTTACACTCAGCTAAGAAATACGGATAATTTTGTGGTGGCACAATGTCACCTCTGGATAATTTTATCTGCTCCTCAGAAAGTGTCTCCTTTCTGAATTGATTTGAACCACCTATAAATGCACCAGAACCTGGCACTCTAATAAATGATTGATTATACAATTCTGATAGAAACAAACAAACATCTCTCTCCCAACTCTTACCTTTATTCTTAGACTTACTACTCATAGATGAAATCCAGTTTCATCCTGTTCGTCATATTCATCATCTTCATCTACATCTCTAATATAAACAGGTGATGCACAAAAAGGACAAAACTTCGGAAGCATATCAGGTGTCTCACAATCCATAGCAAACGAATGTCCACACTCAGGACAACCAAACCTCTTTATTATTTCTCCCTCTTCTTCAAATTCATCTTCCATGTTAGCTCCTATTTCAAATCTACGACTTCACACTTATCACCCGTACAAGCGTATTCCTGTGAGCCTCTTGTGTTATCCTCTACCTCATACTTAGACAACTCATCCCAATCAATATCTTCTGGCATCTTATCCATCATCTGTAGATATTCATTTTCTGAACATTCTTGATAAGGAGCTTGTTTGTATGAATGATCCGAATAAGGTAAAAATGAGATTCCAGAAATCATATCAAAGTTTCTGAACACCCATGCACCAACATCAATCCATTCGTCTTCCTTGACAGTAATGGTAACAGACGGTTTATGTTCACACCAATGTTCCTGATATAATTTCCAGAACTCTAATTGTTCTATAGCTGATTTATCATTTCTACATATTGCATTTGGTGCTGTTCTAATAGGAAATGAAAACACCCATGTATGTTCTGGTTTTGTTACATCAGATTCATGTGGAATTCCTTTCTCCACTAGAAACTGACACAACGGGTCTTTCTTATCACCTCTTACAGTTCTAATATAGTGAGGCGAATGTCTTGCATGAATACCAGACGATGCATCAACTAATTGTGATACAGTACCAGAAGGTTTCACACAAGTAATAGCTGCAGATGGATTGATACCCAATTGTTTTGCAACTTTCTTATTTGTATCAACTGCAGCTTCTTTCAATACATTTAATAAGACAGGCAATGAACCTTCAACATTTGTTCCATTAGTATATTCATTATCCATGATACCTGTCAACGATACACCCAACAAAGCTTCCTCTTCACAATTTGTTTTCCACTCTTTTGACAAGTATCGGAAATCTGTTAGAGTTGCTTGCCATGTACCAAGTATAGATGCAAGTCTTACTTTTTCAAATAATGTTTCTGGTGTATCCTCTGGACGAACAACAACCTCAGTCAAGTTACAAAACTCTTTGTCCCTTAATATAATTTCGGAACAAGGGTTAGTACCAAAATTGTGATTAGAATCTCTACGATCACCAAGTTTCTCAACCTGTTTCTTTGCAGCTTGTCTATTAAATATTCCACGTTCCCCCGATTTCGATGCAATCAATGACTGCCACTCTTTTAGAAAAATACCTACATCTGGTTTCTCTGTATATGCTACAGAGTTGTTTGACAATGCACGTTGAGTTTCAGCTAACCACCACTGTCCCGTCTTTGCATTTCTCATTCTTTCATCTGTAAGATTTGAAAGAGAAATCAATGCCGACCTACGAACACCACCGACCACAACAATCTCTGCTATCTTACACATTATATCATGGCACTCAATAGATGATAATTTTCTATCTCTTGCATTTTGGAAAATCTCTACTGTAAAACGAAAAAGATTATCCAATGGTTCTTTACCAGACGAACGCCCACCAAAAGTTTTTAGACGTTCACCTGCTGGTCTAATCTTTGACATATCCCATTTAGGTATTTGTCCAGCATATAACATCTGAATCAATTCTTTATATGCCTTTGCCCAACCAATCTTTGAATCAGCTACATGAATAGTAGTATCTGTATCAAATAACTCTTCTGGTACTTCGGGTAGTTTTTCAACTTCTCTGCGTTCTACAGAAAACCCTACACCAGTTCCACACATTAGAATAAACAAACACTCATCAAATGATCTTGTTTTGTTTACTGCGAGATATGCACAATTATATCCTGCTACATTATCCCTTTCCAATGCATCACCAGCTGTCATCAATGACCTCATTGACGGCATGATTTCCATGTTGACTACTGCTTGTTCTAATTCTTTTCTCTGTGCCTTAATTCCTTTATGTTCTTCTAAGTGTTTCTCAAAGAAATCAAAATATCTCTTTACTGTTTCTTCCCATGTTTCTCTTCGGTTCTCATTATCGAGCCATCGGGCATATCGACTTTTGTGTATAAATTGTTGGTATATATCCATCTTATTTAAATTTCTCCTTTAACTCATTCCATTCACGTTTACCTAATCCAAAATCCAAATCTTCTGACTTACTAATGTCATCTATGTAACTTGTAATATTCTGACAAAATCCTGATGATTGTTGCATCAAAGGAAAATGTTCAAATACATAATTCAATACATTCATTTCCATTCTACTTAAATTTATACTACCTAAACTATAGTCCTCAAATGCTTCAGTTGCAATAGGAAAATGAGGCTTTACCATTTCATACATCGGTTTTGCATAATCTTGTATTTCCTGCTGTGCATGACTATCCATTCGTAACCTACAAAAATGAAAAAAGTTGTGCAAGTCAATTTTCCAATAACATTCCGTATAGTTTGAAACTGGTAAAACTGTTCTAGCCAACTCTCTTGATAACCCACCATGTTCTAGTGTTTCATTACCGATCAAAACTTTGTATGCACATAAAGCTTTAGTGGTAACACCAGAAATGATTTCTTTATATTTCTGTTTCCAACCATCAGAAAGTTCTCCGTCCCTGCCCTGTTTGTTACTAAGGGATTGTGGTTGGATATATTCTGATTCTGGAATATAACAATC